TCTTTAGTATATGAATATTCTTTTTTACCTACCTTTGGCATTGTTTTTCCCTTTCTTTAGTGTTAAAGATTTACGCATACATTTAGCACAACCACAACCTTTCATTAGCATTTCCACTTTCTAAGTGCTAGAGCTTTACGAGTTGGTCTACCTTTCTCATCTTTCATAGGTCCTTTAACCCCACTCATCCTTGCACAAAAAGACCGCTTCCTTGGTCCTCCCTCTGGTTGCGGTCTCTTTAGGTTTGAGCCTGTCTTACGGTTGTAATATTTTCTACCAGCTTCAGAAAGACCACCAGATTTATTCTTGTGTTCTTTACGAAGCGACACACCCTTTCGTTTGCTCATTATTTATTTAATGTACTGCTTCCAAAATAAAATCCTATTATTGCATATAAACTTTGAATTACTGAATCGTGGATCAATAGACCTTCTTGAGTCTCGTACACCATTGTACTAAAGATCCACCAACCTTTCTCTACAGGAATGGTTACACCAATATCTGTAAAGGCTATTATGAATGGTGCGACAACGATAGCAAACAGAACGGTTGCTACAATCCCTCGTCTTACCCATTGACCAGCTGTTCTTTGAGCCGCTCTGTCGGCTGAGTCGTCAGCAGCTTGCTGAGTCTCTATCTTAGATTTTGCTAAATCTATTTGGCTTTGAACCATAACACCTACGAGCTTAAATACAAAACCGCTGATTGATCCGCCAATTAAACTAATTAATTCCATATTCATAAAAGTGAGAGTCTAGAATATTGATGTGACAGCTAGTCTCTGCTCTACATTCTGACGGTAGGCAGGGTCATTCTTATATCTAGGATCTTTCATAGCCTCAGTAACTTGGGCTGCTGAGTTGAAAGGTTTAACAGAAGCTCCTTGTGTAGCTCCCATAACAACTTGTGGAGTCTTACCACCAGCTGCTGTAAATTGTGAGAACAATCCTTGGACTGCCATCTTAGCTTGATCTACAGTACCAGATTCAACCACTTCGTTGTATGCTTCCAATTGTTCTTCCGAGAGGTTTTCAACAGCCCACTCAGCCATTGCCTCGTAGTTCTGAGGACCTCCAATAAGCTCTTGCACTTGTGCTGTTTGGTTATCAGCGATAGCAGTCTGACCTTCCAGATAAGCTTCAACAAACTCTCTTGGTATACCAGCATTAGCCAACGATTCAAATGCCCCCTCAGAGAGTTCTCCTGTTTCCGTAAACTCTTCAGTAGCTTGGCTGAATGCGGTGTTAATATTATCAACCGTTTCTGTGGAATCCTGTTGTTTGGTTTTATTACTCTTACTGGATTTAGACATTTTAGTTTGTAAGCTGTCGTAGGCTTTAGCCAATTCTTCAGCTGATTCAAACTTTTCTGGTAACCAAGAAGGACGAGACTCCTCAGTTGTTTGTGGAGCTTCTCCAGTTGGTTGTGCTTGAGCATCTTGTTTTGCTGCTTGTTCTTCTAAAGAGATGTTTTCACTCTCTGTATTTTCATTGATTGATACTGATTGATAGTCTGCCATGATTAAACTTGTGGTTGTTGTGATTGTATATTATCTGATACTGCTTTTATTCCAGCAGGTCCTAGCTTCTCTGTCAAGGCTTGATTGTTATATTGTTGTTCTTTAGCTTCTATTTCTTCTTGAGTCTTGATCAGTCCAGCTGTCTTGATACCAAGAGAAGTAGCTCTGCGTTTAAAGTATTCTGGAACATGGACGAACTGCATCAGAGCTTCTGGTCCAACGATCTGGGATGCTCCACCAAGGAATAGGTCAAGCTTCTGTAGATCGTTACCTCGTCCTAGAGCTTCTACACCAGTAATGATAACAGGATTTACTAGATCCTTTGGAAGTTTAGGTAGAGCTTTCTTCCTGTTCATCACATCCATGATGCGATTAACCATAGGCATTTGTAGTTCTGTACTTAGTAAAGAGTACAAACCTCCAATAGCAGTCTCTAGTTCTTGGCTGAGCATTCTAATTTCCTCAGCTGTTACACGCTCTGCGTTACGAACTACACCAGATGTGAGTAAGAACGCATGACCAATACGGTCTTTGATTGCTGCCATAGTTTCTTGGGCAACTCTAAAGTCATTGAATTTGTTGAGCTGTAGTACAGAGATATCCTGTGCATTACCTTGTGTGATTGCACCGTTAGGAGACTCAGCTAATGTTCTAGCTCTCGTTGTACCGTTAGGATTGACAAGGAACAGAACCTTAGCAGCTGCTGCACTACCTTCCACGATAGCTCTAGTAAGAGACTCTAGTGATTGTACATCACCTAGATATTCTTCTACATAAGATCTACCATAGTCTTCGCCATCTACACGAGAGAATCGTAGAGGTATGAAAGGATTCTTATCTATGTCATAAATACCTTCCATAATAACTACACCTTCTACATCCTGTTGTATCTTCCATTTGTTATTCTCACGACATACAGAAGTGTAGAGATCTAAAGTGTCTTGATCACTGTCTGATCCAATAGCTTGTTGGACAGGCTCTGGTAATGTGGAGTAAGCTATGTTTTCTTTTGTAGCTATCTTGATTACATTACCCATTGGATCACGCTTAACCACAAAACGATCCAAATGAAATACACGCATACCACCATCATCTGGTAAATAAAGTAAGGCATTACCTGTTATAATTAAATGTTTAAGTGCTTCATGAATACCAGTCCTATATGTTTCCCTACTAATCTCATCCATCACAGCTTCTTCTACTTGTTGTAGAGAAGTCTCTATCTCTGATATAAGTTCTTCTGGAGAACCTTCAGCTCGTAATTGATATGTATCAATGTTCAGTCTAAAGAACGGAGCGTTAGGTGGGAGTAAAGCTAGTAGCAATTTAGATGCCAAGTTATTTACACCTCTAGCACCGATCCCTTGGAAGGGTGTTTCCAATCTACTGTGAGGACCAAAGCCTTCGTCTGGCATCACATAAGGAATCGTTAGTTTAGAGCATTGTCTAGCTCTGTCTACATATTGGTAACGATCACCTTCTAGAGTAGTGTATATTGATTTGGCTGTCTTATGCATCTTCTCGTGTTGGGAATGTTACACTAGTAACAATAGAAGGGAGTTCCTCCTCTAATAATTCGTAGTCAGTTACGAGTAAAGCGTACTTGCCATCAGCAGTCACTTGTGGGTAAGTGTGGTAACGAGTACCAAAGCCTACTCTGTGGTAAGCATAGCCTCGTCTAGCACCCTCTGTTTCTGCTCTTGCAATAGCATCAGCTTCGTTGTCGTATACTAAGTAATTGATTGTTTCTTCGCTCATAATTAAATATTGTAATAACTTTTTATTTCATCTGCTATTTTTGTTTCTACTAGTTTATCGCCAGAGTAAATAATTACTTCTGGTATCATATGATTAAATTGTGTTTCTTTTATAGTTCCAGTAGACGGAACATTACTGTCTCCTCTAAATATTTGATTCCAAGTATATGTATCAGATAGTGTTAGTGATGTGCTAGTAGCCGTTACTGAATTAAATCCTACTTTACTAGTACCGCCACTTTTAAGATAAGCTAAATATAAACCATATGCTGGGTGTGTATTTAAATTAGTAGTGCCATATAATCGGGCATAGCCACTAGCATTATTAATTTCTAGTTCTACTTTTCTTTTATTGTTATCAGAAGAATCAACTTGTCTTCCAAATCTTATTCTAAAATTACCACTCATATTAGAAACAAGAACATTTGAAAAGTTTCTATTTTGTTCGTTGACTACATAAACAGATGTATTGTCTGCATTAACTCCACTAAAACTTAATTCTCTGCCATTATCATCAACTCTTGAAAATCTAGGTGAAGGTCTTCCTCCAGAATTTTTAACTATCCCACCATTAACAACTAATTCTGGTTGGTGAGTTGCGGTTATTTGTGTAGCATCTTGCCCATTACCACTTTGGTCGTACCAAGTTTCTACGAAACCATTACGAGTTATGCGAGATACTCTGAAATTAGATATAGTAAATGAAGCATCACTATCATCTACAAATGATATAAATTTAGCATCACTATCACTTGATGTTAATGCTATTGAATTAAATCCAGCTGCAAATGATGTTATAGATGATTGTGCTAAAGTTCCACCTATGGATGGAATTCTACTCCAAAATACGCATCGTTACCATCTGTTGTCCTTCCAGTAAATCCATCTTTTGAAGCATTAGAAATAGTAGCTGAACCAGACTTAGCAAAGTCAGAAACTAATTCATTTTCATCGTTGTACAAACCATAATAGTTATTGATGTTTGACTCAATCAAGAAGCGATTGTTTGTTTGGTCTGAGTTGTAATAAATTAATTCAGATATAGTTCCATCCCAAGGTGCATCTGTAGAAGTATGACCTCCAATCATTGTAGTAGTCCTACTAGTCAATGTTGTATTCTGCGAAGATGCTGTAGATTTTTGAACTGCATTTATATTTGAAGTAACATTCGTACCAGCATTTATTGAAAACAAAGTTTGATTTGTAGTTACTGGTATTCCTAAATCTGTAAGACCAGTCCCATAACCTAAATGCCAATTAGCTTCGTCTTTATCAATAGCAATAAAAAATCTTTCATTGGAGCTATAAGTTCCTTGAGTAAATGGTTGTGAAATACCAGCAGTACCTAATGTATTTGTATTGTCTGATTTACATACACAATAAGCACTTAATGAATTTAGATTAGTTCCGATAAATGATGTTAGTAATCTATGAGTGTCAGATGAACTTGCATTAGGAAAATCTAAAGTTGCCTTACCATTTGCATCAATAAGCAATGCTCCATTCGTTGCAATCTGTGGTTGGTTAGTAGCAGTCTCTTGAACTGCATTGTTTGCCCCAGCTTGGTCGTACCAAGTGTGGACAAAGGCTGATTTACCTACTACTTTTAAATTATGTACTCTTATTGTTCCAGTACTTGCAGTTGCTAATAAGTTAAAACATAAATAACCTACTGGACCACCACTACTAACTGTAAATGTTACAGTTTGTGTGCCATTCGTTAAGTTTTCAATAGCGGGAGATATTGCATTATTGTTTGCACCAGTTCTTCTTGCTAGTACTCCAAAGTTTTGACTTAATCCACTTGCTGTTACATCAAAGGTAACAGTATCCCCAATATCTGCCCCTAAGTTGTCTGGCTTTCCGTTGTGTCTAACAAATCCATCTCCAGTTGAACCACTAAATGTAAAAGTAAACTCTGTAGATGATGTATCGTTAGACAGCACAGTAATATCACCGCTTACTTTAGACATTACTGGATTTGTAATAAAAGTAGTTCTTTCTTCTGAAAGAAACTCAGCTAGTGTAGTAGCAGTTGTAGTTTGTGTAGCTGGATTACTGTCTTCGCTGTGATTTACAATAGGAGAGTTCAAACTTACTTTATCTTCTGAATCAAATCCTACTGTTACTTCAACATCATCTGAGCTTCTACGAATACGAACTGCACTATTTTCATTTTCAATAATTTCTACATTACGAAACTCTGCTTTAATTGTTCCAGTAGTTGCTACATTAGTTGAT